AAGAGTGCAGGGATCATTAGCACACCAAACCACCCCACGTAGAGGCGGTTATCAGTGCTCGTAACCCAGTCACATAAACTCTGCCAGTTGGTATTTGGTTTTGTTAGTGTGGCTGTAGTCATTTAATTAAAAAGAGTATTTGATTCCTAGTTTAGAACCATAAGAATTGTCGGTATCTTCATTTGTAATACCAGAGAGTTCTCCATAGACACCGAGTTTTTGTGTTACATTATATGTACCACCAACTTTGCCAGAGAATTCTGTTTCTGAACCATCTACATCAGCGACAGCTGTAACAGCTGGACCGCCTTGTATGTAGTAGTCAATTTTACCTACTGATCCTTCATAACCAATATGAAGATCAATTGTTCTTCCGTCATAGTCAGAACCAGTGTAACTGTTGTTAGCTTCTGAGTTCAAGTAAACTCCAGCGAATGCAGGAGTTGATAATAGTGATGCTGCGATAGCTAGTGAAATTTTTTTCATTTAAAATATACCGGGGATAATTTGTCCAGTCGTGGCGTAAGCTCCAAGAGCTGCCATGATACCAATCATTGCCCAGCGTCCGTTCTGTAATTCAGCGTTGTCGTTCATAGTGTATTCAATAGGTGCTTGAAGTGCGATTACTTCTGTGTCGTTCATTAAAGTAATGAGTAAGTTAATGGGCGAGGATGAAAGTTCAGGTCGCCACGAATATACTATGCTTTGAGCAGGGGTAGACCAGTTAATGGATCATACATTTCACGGTAAGCTGGATACTTAGTACCTTCTTTAATTCTTGTTCTCCAAGGCCAAGTTTTTTTAATAGTATTAGCTGCATCAGCTTGTTTAGGTTTTTTTCCACCATGAAATTTCCATTCATGTAACTGTTCTCTTTCTTCCTGTTCTTCTTGATAACCTTCTTTTAGGTGTTCAATATCTATAGGATTACCACCTCGATCAATTCCTTTCCAAGGTGCTATTTTAAGTTCTTCACCATATGGACCATAAGTACCACTAGGTGAGTGAGCTAGGTCTAATTTATCTTTACCTTTACCGGGTGCTGGTACAAATGGACCCTTACCTTTTTCTGGGTCATCATATGGTTCGTAAGGAGACCCGCCTTTACCAGATATTAATAGACTCCTTAATGCTTCATTTTCTTCCCGTAATTTTTTGTTAAATGCGTTAATTGTCATGATTAAAAGTTTACATTGGATCGTTCTAATTTCTGCATTATATCTTGACGGTAAGCTGGATCTCTTTCATATCTAGGATCACTCATAGCTTTCACTACTTCAGCTTGACTACGGAATTGTGATCCGCTTGTTTTAGGTGCAGTACCTGTTAACATTTTACCATCATATCCTTTTGCATCTTCCCATCTATAAGCTAATGAACGTACAGCAAAGAAAGCAGCTAAAGGATCTCCTTTTTGCATTACAGCATCAAACATTTCAATTTCTTTATCAGTAAGATTACTGTCAGCCCACTCAATCATTTCCTGATACTGTGGTTCTCCTCCAACTATATTTCTTATTTCTGTAGCATCACTTTCAGATATTTCGTGAGGTAAATATTCTTCAACTTCAGCACGGAAATTCAAATACATATCAGCTAAATCAGCAGGGTCAGTATTATTTAAAGCTTCTAATGTAGCTTCATCATAATCTCCATCATCTGTACTAGCTTGTGCCCATAAATCATCTAATATGTTATCTTCTGAAGAATACTCCTCAGTTTCTTCTGTTTCTTCTTCAGCTTCTTCTTGCTGATCTTCGTAGGAGTCCCTAGAATCTTCCCCAGCTTCAGAGCCTTTTTCTCCAAGTTTTTTTTGAAGTTCGACATAGGCACTTTCTAATTCTTGTGCATCTTTATATTTACCAGCAAGAAGATCATCTTGTGCTTCTTGCATAGCTTCTCCAACTTTCAGAGAATCCTGCTCATCAGCATTAAGATTCTCTGCACTAGTTGATTCAGTATTATTTTCAAATGTTAATGTTTCAGCCATTGTTTACTCTTGTGGTGGTTGTTCTTCTTCTAATTGTTGTCCTGCTTCTTCTTGTAACTGTGCTGCTAATGCTGGATTCTTTGATGGATCATTCATTGGAGACTTAGCCATATTAGGTTCTTGTCTCATAGCTTCCATCTGCATCTCTTGCTCTTGAGCTTGTTGTTGTTCTTGCTGTCTTTCTTCCATACTCTTAACAAGATTTAATACATCTATACCTTGAGCTGCAGCCAATCTCTTGATTACTTCTTCTGGATTAATGTATTGTTGAATAGAGTCTGGTCCCATTGTTTGAGAGATAGTAGTTAAGAAAGCACCTAATGCTTGTACATCTTGTCCTCTACCTAAACTATTTATACCAGCTACAATAGTAGGTTTAACCATTCCTTTAGGTATCTTAGGTATTTCACCAGTCTTTTGGAAGACACTAAGCTTACGATTCAAATAAGGTACAAGGAATTCAATAGTAAGTAATCCAAATAGACCACCTAGTTGTTGTTCTAACTCTAGTTGTGTCATTTGAACTTCTTGTGCAGTAGTCCTCTCACTATCCCTTACACTTAAGATAAGGAAAGCTTCATTTAATCTCTTTTCTAATGTAGCCATTAACTGGTAAGCTGTTTGGAAATCAGCAGTCTTACCAACTTGTACTACACCTATATCGTCAGGTCTACCTTGAACGATAGCTCCATTGCCTGCAGTCGCCAGTGTCTGTGGTTTAGTAGTGCTTGAGGGTGATACTACAAAAACAACTTTAGCAGCTGCTGCAGAGCCTTCTACAAGTGCCTGAGACAATGCCTCAAGTGACTTAAGATCCCCTATAAATTGACCTACTCTACCACGACCATAAGCTTCACCATCTACTGTATTGAAACGTAGTGGTAGCCATGGTGTTGTATCTACTGGTGCTTTACCTTTTGATTCAGGTAGTACTTTATCAAATACTTCTTGATGCCAAATGAATCTGTTATTATCTCTAGTAACATGAGTGTATACATCACACTCTTGCTTATCAGATTTTGTTTCATCTACTACAGAAGTATCCTCATCTAACTCATACTCTTCACCTTCAGGTAGATATTTTTCTATTAATTTTTTGTTAATTCTTTCTCTTGTGACTATTTCAATCACGTCGCCGTTACCATCTCGTTCTATCACGTAGCGGTTTAACGGAAATAATTTCAGTCCTGCTTTACCCATAAAGATTAAAGCATTACCTGCTACAACTAAGTGTTGTAATGCTTGGTGTATTACTACACGGTCATCTGATGCTGCAATAGCATCAAGTATAGTACGCTCTATCTTTGCAAAGGATAAGTCAAGTTCTGACTTTACTTCTGGTGGAAACTCTTCTCCTAATTGTGACTCATCTAATTGTAATTTAAAGAAACTAGTCTGAGGTGGTACAAGACTAAGAGATAATTTACTTGCTAGAGCAACTACTCCTTTAGCTCCAACGGATTGCCAAGGAGTATTAAGTTGCTTCATGCCTCTTGCATGTTCTTCATGACCACGAATTAAATAAGGTAAGGTAAGTTTCCCTGCGTCTTCCGCTTCTGTTAGAAACTGGGAACGATCACTGGATAAATAATCATACCTAGATTTAGCTGTCATTTTTTTATGCTATATTTAATGATTTACTTTTTAGTCTAGAACCACTTCTACCAAAGAAACTAGAACTGAATTTAGGTCTATGTGATTTAGATTCTATTTGAGTTCTAACTCCTTTAACAGTTCTATTAACTGGTCTACCTTGTCTACCATAACTAGCTGCTATTCTAGCTCGCTCAGCATTTAGTATGGATTCTTCTTGATATTTTTTAATCTCTTCATCTTGTGCTGCTCTAGCATCTTCTAGGTCTCCTATAGTAGTTCTACTATCTTCATACATTTCTCCTAGATCACCAAGTTCGTCTCGTAAATCTTGTGTAGCTGAACCCCAAGTTTGATTTAGTTCATTAATTCTAGATTGATAAGTATTATCCATACTAGCCTTATTCTCTTCAAATTGATTCTGAAGATTTTCTAATTCTGTTTGATGTTGAGCTTCCCATTGTGATTTAGCATCATCTAATTGAGTATCCCATTCAGATTGAGCTAAATCCATCTGTTCTTTCCAGTAACTATCTTCTTCAGGATTAGTAATAATTGGTTCTGGATCTAATGGTTCTGGATCTTTAGGTGTAGGAACAGGAAGTTTTACTGGTGCTGTAGATTGTCTCTTTGCAATAGCTTCTTGTTTTTTCCGTTTCTGCCATGCACCAGATAGTATATCATGAGCATCAGCAATATCCTGTCTATTTTTAAATTTAATATCCTTCCACGCTACCTTTGGGTCACGTTCTTGCAGTGCTTTCTTAAATTTTAAAGACTTATTGTAAGCTCCGAAATCTAATATCTGCCATTGTCTAGCATTCCATTTCTGTAAAGCTTGCTTTCCTAATGTAGGTATCTTCGATGTACCTGTATAATGGTATCCACTACCGAAACCTTTTTTCTTTAGATTAGCTCCTGAAACCCATTTAGTTTTCCAATCTCTACCAGTAGGTAATATATATTTCTTTTCTACTTTACCATGTTTTCTTAATGCTTTAAAACCTGGTCCTCCTTTCTTTTTAATCTTCCATCCTAAATTTTTTTTAGATTTCTTTTTAGCCATTTAATCCTCCTTTAATCTGTGTCTCAACCACTCAATGACTGAGCGTTGTCCTGCTTTATACATGATGGTTCCTATCTCCTCTTTAGGATGTGGGTTAACTGGTGGAAATTTTTCCTCCAGTTCTAGGAGGATTGATTCTATGTTTGGCCCTAGTAAAGGCTCAAGCATATTGGGGTAAGTTGACATTGCTATGCTCAAAGAATGCTGGCATCCTAGCTGACCGTGTATCAGAAAGTTGTGGTGCCTTTCCCTCATACATTAATCGGTCTGATGAATCCAGCCAAAAATTTTTGTCCAAATATTTATCGGTAGTATTTATACCTAGAGGTTGGAATATCCAATTAATCGTGGCCTTCCTAAGTTTGTCCAAAGAATTACTAGGGCGTAAACCCATAGCAGAACAGACGAGACTGTTACAAGCCACGTGTATTTGTTCATCTCTGGAAATATCAGCTGATACTGTTCTGAGACCAGGATCGCCACAAAACCTAAAGAAAGGCAAAATAACAAAGAAAATAGCACGTTCCGCTACCAAAGCTTTTAATATAGTGTGATCAGGGTGAGCTTCCCAAGCATCTCTCAGCTTGAAAGCTTCATATTCTGCTTTCTCATCAACACCTATGGCATTGGTGATGTAGCTAAGGGCGAGGTCATGTTTGACCTCATCCTTAACGTTTGATTCTAAAAGAGTCCGTGCAGATTCGGGAACCTCTTTTTCAAGTGCTTCTGTAATAAATTCGCCAACTGGTAGCTCCATATGGCGTATTGCGAGAGCACGGTAGATGGCCTCTTCAGCTCCGTGTTTAAGTTTCCCAGCTGTAGTCTGGACTGGGTTCCAAGTCCTCTTTCTATTGAGTAATTTTTCATAAGGGTTTTTCATTCTTGACAATCGCAGGTTATTGGGTTTTCTTGTAAAATACCCTGCAAGTAATCATCAACGTCATCCTGATCTAATGCTGCATACGCATCGCTCTTATCTTGTACGTCTCCCATCACCTGAAGGCTGTAATATAAGGAGGTTTGAGGCGAAGCC